CTCCTGTGACTAGCTCGAAAGCTAGTCTAAGGTTGCCAGTCACCGACTTGCGTGACTGGTGCCTCTGCAGCAGCGATGTCTCGCTGCCAGCCCCCCATTACGGGGGACTGCCCATTGGATAGTGCCTACTGTGCCATTAGTAGGCTACTACCCACCCTTGCTTGGTGTCGACGGCAAGGGGACGCCCAGAATTCTCAAGGTGTCTACTGTCGATGCTTGGCTCAGCACCGCTGGTAAGCAGAACCTTCTGTAGTGCAAACACACCGCTAATTGCATTTCGCGGTATGGGGGCACTAGGCCTCAACGCCCTTACTACGGGACGCTGAAGTCTCGGACAAACGCCTTCCGGGGAATAACCCTGGAAGGAGTGAAGCCCGAGAGCAGGTGAGTTCTCACCGATTACAGGAGTTGGCACATTTAGCCGACTCAAGTAATTGGCGATGTAGTTAGCGCTCCTCCACATACCAGCTTTATAAAGCTGATTGCTGAGGGAAAACGCACTAATTACCTCACGAGAATCCCGCCGTGTTGTTGGGAGTAAATTCCTCACGCGGGTCAAACCCACGTGAACTCCGGAATAAAACTCCTCACCGCAAGACTCTCTGAACTTCCCAGTCCAGAAAGACTTGCTGTGGTTCACCTTGAAGCCAAAAGCCTCAAGGTTCTCAACTACGGCACCTGCATATTCTACTGGGACGATAATATCGTCCCCGTAGACGCGCACCTTTCCAGAAAAGGAAATAATCTCTTTCCTGGAGAGAGGGTTGTTACGCTGATTACCGATCGCATCGAAGATAATAGCAAGAAACACCATAGCTTCGACGGGAAAGGTAAGAGCGGAGCCCATAGACGCGAACTTGGTAAGGGGTACAACCCCATGACCAGGAACGCAAGCTGTTCTTGTGCGAGTAGCGTCCAAAGCCTCTACTATATGAGGAAAGGACGAAAACACGGACTGAACTAGCTTATTCGAAACGCGATCGGAGGCTTCACTTAGATCGAGAGTCGCAAGACTCCCGTCTAACGAGCCTTTCATTGCCAAGAGTTGATTAGGCTCCTGGTCAGTGAATCCGATAAAGCCAGCTGAAACGGGCTTCTCGCGAATAACTCCGTAAGGAGTTGTCCGTTCGAAGGACGATTCAACTGAGCTCACGAGTACCCGCGAAAGCGCCTGCTGCATGTATTGCATTGCAGTGGGCTCGATCGCGATAATACGCGGCGTTTTGAGTGTCTTAGGCACAGTGACGACCCGAACGGGTCGCTCTGTACCAGGCTGCAGAAACTCGATGCGGTCCACCATCTCATGATGGCGGAAGTTAGGGAGTGCATAATCCACATAGGAGAATGTCCTCTCTAGTCTCTCTGGCCATTCAGCCATCGCATACTTTTTATTACCAAGTAGGCGATCAGCTGTATGACCGGGGCCGTGTCCTGGTTTGAGCTCATGATTCAAAATCAATTCTTGAACGTGAGATAGACCAGTACTGAACAGTAGATTGAAAACGCTACGAAGGCGATCGAGATTATCGTCGCCAAGTAGCACCAACTGTTCACGAATTTCTGCTTCAGTTTTGATATATCCATGTACAGCATCCTTAACCCTTGTATCAGTACAGGGGAGCAGGATCTTCTGGAAGAGCAACGTAAGTTGTCTTATCCCGAAGATAGCATCTGTACTTGGATTGTCAAGTAACAACCCAGTTTTTAAATCGAACACAAGCTCCAGCAAACCTCGAAGAAATTCGGGGAGAGCTCTTCCTTTCCGCTTATGAAAGCCGGATTGGAAGCTGGGAGTTACCATTCCAAGGTCAAGACTTCTCTCGAAGTCCTTTCCGAAGGATGGAAGGGTTATCGTAAGAAATGATAATCCCTCGTGTTCAACTCTAGTGGCAATCGTCTGAAGATCCTTATCGAGACGCAAGTCAAGATAGGTTTCCTCGGCCGATCGACCACAGGTGCTAGCAGAACACCAGCCCGCCACATCAGTGGCGAGCGACTGCCAGAGAAACATAAGGCTTTTCATAGCCCCTCCTTAATATGGGGGTAAGCTATCCATAGCCTTAGGTTCGCCAGCTACACCGTACTTTGATTCTTAGCTCTCGCCATCGATCCAACGATCAGCGAGATCGCTAGGAGTCATCTGTCCGAGAGCATCATCAGAGATGAGCTCAAGGAGAGATCCGACGATATTCAGGATTTCGGCCTTGGCAAAGCCGGAAGCCGGAGTATCGAGAACGAGGTAAGTGGACATGGAGACCGTCGGCGACGAAAGAAAAGTCGCCTGGCCACCCATGTTCTTAACCGCGTTAACACGGAAAGTACGTCGCGTTCGCTTCCCATACATATGGGAGACGAAAACCTCCAAGCCAGTCTCTCCGTCCGGCGTGGCCCTAAAGTTCGGGTCACGATAGACGGCAGAGTCCTTGCCGGCGGTTACGCGAGGGAGGGTGACAGTATCAGCACCCACCTTTGTAGTGATTGGATCAGCAAACATAAGGCATTTCTCCTACAGTTGGACGCTAACATCGTCTGGTTTCACCAGACGCAGTTTGCGTCCAGTGTTGCGAGAAGCTGCTAAGCTTCCCTTTCCAACTACTTTCTTGGAAAGTAGTTGCGGGGGCCCCGGGACAAGCCTAGGGCACCCAGGATTGCCAATTGCTGGAAAGACAAACCAGCAAGCGTCAATCCAAACCCGAAAGGGCTAGCCACGATGCGGTCTCTATTTTCGTAATAGATATCCATATCGTGCACAAATCCGCCTCTCCCATAGTAGGGAGCTCCTTCCAGGATTCTAAACCCTGGATGGATGACAGTTTGTGACCTATGCTCATGCTGCTTAAAACTAAAAGAAGCATAACCATAGTGCATCACGAGCTCGTCAGTAGACAAGGCCGAAATATTAGCGATAATATCGCCAATGTTTGCGAACCAATCTGCGAGCCACGTCCATGGAGCGAGGTTCCACAGGACTTCAGGCGTAATGCGGGTACCGAGCAAGATATTCATCTGGCTCTCGTATGCTGCTAGACCGTTCAGCCTCTCGGCTGGCGGGACATAGTAGGTATACGCCGCACTAAACCTCCACTTTCGGTGGACAGTTCCTGTGGTACGCGAGGAAAGAGAAGAAGAACCTGGGATTTGAAGGCCCGAGGGAGTACAAAACTGCCCCGAGCCAGTCACATCATAGGTTACCTCATCTTCCTCAAACGTGCGATTACGCCGGACAATACGTCCGGAATCTCTAGCCCATTGTTGCAACCGGTGATTAGCCGTTTGCCCCAATGAAGCGAGAGATTGCAGATCTCTAATGAAGGGTGCCCAACCAAATTGGACGTTCAAATACTCACTTCCAAGATTACGGAAGTAAGCTGAACGATCCTTCAGAAAGGCAGCGCCCACTAGGGAGGGAATTCCCTCTCTAACGAGCTCTCCAAGAGAGACTGCTATATTCACACTCGGCTTGTTAGGTACCGTTTCTTTAACCGACTTAGTTCCGAACACAACGAGATCGTTCATAGAGACACGATCTTTTGCGCCAGGAAGAGTCGACCAAGGATAATGGTAACCTGCCAAGTTAGGGAGAAAGTCAGAAGCCAAGTAGTAAAATGGCGACTGCAAGACTACAAACCTTGCCAGCTTATTATCTAAAGCTGGAAGGTTGAAGCTTGGGTGCGACTCTAGTGGATATTGAACTCCAGGAATAGGTACATACCTAATCTTTGAAGTCCGATAGTGCCACGAAGAGAACGGACCTCCATTATCTCCCTTTTCGACACTATTCTTATAATAAGGATAGTGGTTCTCGTCCAGACTAAAGTCTGTACCGATGTTGTGAAAGTATCCTTGACGATGGATTGCTCCATTGCCTCGGAAGACACCCTCATAACCCTCATGGGCTATGTAAGTAGTCGTCCTCTCACGAATCGGTTCCATGTTAACGTTCCTTTCTGGTAGAATCGGTACTCCGGATGGAGTACCGAGGTGCTGTCTAGCACCGGGAGGCTCCTTGGGGAGCC